CCTTAGGACACAGCAAACCTGATCCATGAAATGCATCATCATCACCCATGCGCATGCCGTACTTGACAGCATGCTTGGGTCTAGAAAGACGATACTTCTCTGGGATGAGATTTGCCATGACTTCCAGATAGACTCGAAGAAATGGAACAAAACTAAATGCCTTGAAACTGTTAATGGTCCCAGCAAGTTCGACATGTCGTGAAACGGCGCTCTTAGGCAACAACGTCCACCCCAATCGAGCCATCAAACGTCCCGGCAATGGGGCCCAAAAGGAGCGCCCCTCTACTGGAACGAAGATGCCACTCAAAAGGGTCACTTCTGTCGGATCTTGTGTCAATTTCAGCTTCAATGTATATCCCAACTGTGTTGAACACGCACTCTCGATGTGCTTGGCAACCTGGCCAAGAGTATGTCCCAAACCTCTCTGCGAGTGGAACTCTCTCTTGATGAACCAGGCGACCATATCCGTGCAAATGGTATTGCCACCGGACGTGTCACAGTCACCCGAACGAACACGGAACGGGTGCCAATATTGGATAGCCAGCATCTTGCAAACCCCGTAGGTATAAGCCTGACCTGCTTGGACTACTTCCAAAATGGACTTAGGGACATACTGCAAACCACCACTGAGCCAGGTGTAGACGATCCACTTCATACGCCAAAACCCCTCATGCATGTGTGAATCGTGCCGACTGCCATCGCCTTCAGCATAGACCACACCCAATTCGGGATCAATCAGAATACTAAGTTGATCATCGCCGCACATGGCCCGACCGCCCTCATGATGGGATCGATCGAACCATTCTCCTAGCTCGGCTGGTGTTGTTGACGTTGCGTAGAAAACATCCGATGTGTAATTGTAACTCTTCTTCAGAACCTCGACAATGCCAAGGAACCACGGACCGAATATTACATTCCACCAATCAGATGCCCCAGAAATACACCTAGGGTCTTTGTCTTCCCGGATCAAAAGCTTCTCAACCTTAGAAAACGACTTGCGTTCGCAAATCTTCTCCAACGTCGGTGGGGCACCACTCTGTAATTCGGCCAGAGCCACGACTTGCGCGGCGGCTCTCTGGGCCGGAAAACGAGCATTCCACTCTTCGAAGGATATTTTCTTGGGCTCTTCGAAACTTGTCTTCTTCAACTCCTTGACAAAGCTGTCCGCCAATGCATCAAAGGCGAGTTTGTCTTGAGGAAGCGGGACTTCTCCGAGTTGACGGTTGACAACTGCAACAGTCATGTTTGCTTGGCAGGTTGAATAGACTACAGGAATAGCATGTCCAAACACCCCACCAATGGCATGAAGTTTTGCGGCGTCGTCCTTTACGAAATCAATTTTCTCCAGGACCTGGACGCCACAATCTTCTGCGGGCGGATTCAATTTTCGCGCTGTCACTGTGCCAGGCAGACCAAAACTGTTCACGCAATTCAAAGGCAACTCACCCTCCCACACAATCGGAGAAAAGCGGTCCTCGGCGTAAAGATTGGCTACCGGACATCCCATGACAGGTGCGGCGCGAGCGGACGATACCAACAACATGATTGTTAGTACCCAGAAGGCCATTCTCACTGGGACATGCCACAGAGAGAAAGAAATACTCCACCGAAGGACGTGGTGCTGATACTGGGCGTTGAACAGGTTCAAAGATGGGATCCATGCCGTGACGTTCGCCAAACCGACAGAAATGGTGCTCTCGCTCCATCCCCACCAGGGCAACACGACGTGCTCCTGCACGAAATCCCACCACACCACAGGCATGGGGAGCAGACTACAAACAAAGGACATGAGGGATAGGACCAACGCCCAAAACCCCCACGTCTTGCTCTGCTCATAATCGCCCCCGCGCATGCGTGAGTGTTCCTTGTCAACGGCGCGTCTGCTCGCGCTCATCCAGTTGAAACAGCACCGCGACTTCTCCAGCGGTTTGTACTCGGCCAACAGAAAAGGCTTTTCCTGCACTCGTTTGAACTCACACACCAACGCGGCTAGGGCCTCCTGTCCAGTCTCAAACTCGCTTCGCCTATAACGGGCCGCCAACTTGGCGCGGATGGCATCAGTAGTGTCACATCCAGAAACTTGATTGAGTTCCGACAGAAGCTCCCGACAATTCGCGGTCAGCATCATCCCTTGATATTCAAACACAGCAAACTCCCCGAATTTGTATGCCATCAGCCCTCCAACTTTCGTCGGAACGACCGGGACACGCATCTTCAAAAAGGCGTTCACGTTGATGTTCACAGTTGGCACAGTCTGGACCTTTGTGCGGGGAAACCGCAAAATCGAGTACGAAAAGTCGTCAAACTTCGCAATCAATTCCGGCTTAATACCGCACATAGGGTTCTGTGTAGTGATCCAGTAATGGTCAGGCTCGTGGAGTACCGTCGTGCCCAAGCACGTGACGACGTATTTCCCAATCGAACCGGAAACCTCCTCGCCAGCATCAAACGGCGTCCACACCACTTGCTGTCCGAAGAAAGTCTTTTCCATCACACTGTAAACATGAAGCGCAGAGAAAATTTCTTGAACGGAAGGATAAGCATCGAAC